AGACTCCGCCATTGCCATCGGCTTGATGGCAAACGCCGGTATCAAATCCTCACAGGCTGGTACGGCACTGCGTTCCGCTATCACCAATCTGGCAAAGCCGACAGGCACGGTAGCATCTGCCATGGAACGGTACGGCATTTCTCTGACGGATAGTTCTGGCAAGATGTATTCTCTGCGGGAACTCATGGAACAACTCCGTCAGAAATTAGGCGGTCTTTCTGAGGCAGAACAGGCACAGGCGGCTGCCTCACTGTTTGGCAAAGAGGCGATGTCCGGTATGCTGGCGATCATCAACGGTTCCCCGGCGGATTTTGAAAAGCTGTCCAATGCCATTGACACCTGTTCGGATACAGTAGACGGCTACAATGGCACAACTGAAAAAATGGCGGCGGTCATGCAGGATAACCTTGCCGGACAAGTAACCATCTTAAAGTCCCAGCTGGAAGAACTGGCAATCAGTTTTAGTGATATTCTGATGCCTACCATTCGCTCCATTGTTTCCCGTATTCAGGAACTGGTGGACAAGCTGAATCAACTGGATCCGCAGACCAAAGAAACCATTGCGAAAATTGCACTGGTGGCTGCTGCTCTGGGTCCGATGCTGGTGGTGCTGGGAAAGACCATTTCCAGCGTGGGAACGGTCTTTTCCGCAGTGTCCAAACTGCCTGCCCTTTTCTCTACTGTGCAAGGTGGCATTGGAGCCATTACCGGAGCGTTGGGCGTGTCATTAGGTCCGCTGCTCGCCATTATCGCAGCTGTTGCCGCTTTGGTGGCTGCCTTTGTGCATCTCTGGAAAACCAATGATGAATTCAAAAGCAATATCATTGGTATCTGGGAACAGATCAAAAGCACCTTTACCGGATTGACACAGGGCATCACTGACCGGCTAAATGCTCTGGGATTCGACTTTGAGAGTTTCACCGATGTGCTGAAAGCGGCATGGGATGGACTGTGCAATCTGCTGGCTCCCATTTTTGAAGGCGTCTTTCAGAATATCTCCAACATCTTTTCAGAGTTTACAGGCGTTCTTCTTGGGCTGCTGGATGTTCTGATCGGTCTGTTCACTGGTGACTGGGAGCAGTGCTGGAATGGCATCAAGGGGATTTTTACGTCTATCTGGAATTTCGTTGTCAACACGTTCCGCAATATCATGAATACTCTGAAAGGCATTGCAGATGTGGTGCTGGGGTGGTTCGGAACAAGCTGGAACGAAGTCTGGACTTCTATCAAGACATTTTTTGTGGACACATGGAACAGCATCGCTTCCTTCTTCACAGGAATCGTTACCGGAATCCGGGACTTTTTCGTCAACACCTGGGCGTCTATTTCCAATACCTTCACCACCATTGTCACTGCCATTCAGACAGTGGCAACAACTGTATTTACGGCGATTCGGGATTTCTTCACCACCATTTTTACAGCGATCTACAACTTTTTCAGCACGATTTTCAATGCCATTTACAACGTGGTTTCTACGGTTTTTCAGGCAATTTATAACGTCATTACGACCATTTGGAATGCCATTTACACCACCTTAGAACCGCTGATCACGGCATTTGGTTATCTGTTTCAGACG